CAACGGACCACGGAAATAAGATCGCCCAAAAGGGATCTAACTCCCAACAGAACAAAGTTGGGCCCGGTAATACCGGTGGGACACAGAAAGCAGAGAAATCCGCTCACAATATCTGTGCGAAGGAAAACGAAAAACCCTCAACACTGGTGAGTCAACCAGTCCCAGTAGATCAGGGGAACGTGTGTGCCAAGGATAGTAGGAATAAGAGGCACAATAAACGCACACACGAAAACAGGTCAAAGAACATTGACCCTTTCGAAACCATAGTAGATGAATCGATCCAAGAAGTGAGACAAGCAGTACAAAAGTCAGGATCAACATTGAAACAGGTTTTGAAAGCTATGAAGGTGGCAAAAACGGCGGCCCCAGTTACAGCACCAACTGCACCGGCACCCGTTTTCACACCCGTAGTGCCCGTGGCCATACCTGAGAATGATATCCTCGGGATTGGGTTGTTAGAGGTCACGAACAATTCCTACACTAGGGGAATGGAAACATTGCCCAGTAACCCCACTGGTACGGGATGGCGTATCAGTAGGGTTGTACCAAAGCATATATCAACCCAAATGCTTTGGAGAGAGCTCGGTAACATGAGTTTTGATGACTGTGATAGATTCAATAGCAACAAGAATATCCGCAGATATCGACAGAAAAGGACGTGTAGTGACGTCGTGAAGTTACCTGGAGATCCTGGTTATTTTAAACCAGAAAACATGAAACCCTTGATAACCAACACCATCAATGGGTTCAGAATAGTCTGTGGTGAGACAAAAGATCCAGTTTTAGAGACTAAACAGGAAACCAGTGGTGGCAATTTGATCAGCCGAAAACCAATCTGGTACCACAGATATATACCCGGATTAAAGAAGAAACCATCAGAATTCGACTTTAACAAACAGGTCAACCACAACATAGACAGGTTGAACGAGTCGAAGAAAGCTAAGCCGGGTGTCGCTAAAGGGGTGATAATCAGGGATGAGCTAGTGTTAGATAACCTTTATCAACATTTAAGGGTTAACCAACACATAAGCTACCCTGACAGGAAATTGCGTATAGAACACACGCATAAGTTGGCCGTTAAATGGTTAGAAACTGAGAAGTTTAAATTAAACACACCAGAACTAACTAATAGGTTTATGGTTACTGTGCAGAAAGCCACGGACCAAAACGACAACAAGTTCCTGTACCGCGAGGAAAACCAAGAGACCTCGCGTAAGTATTTTTCTCTAGCCCACTTCACAAAAAGGATACAGAGATATTAATTTCTCTGTACCGACTATGGCGTAATACCACGTACCCAATAGTCGAAAAAGTCTTAACACCCGTCGTGGTTAGAAAGCACTGCACATTGGGAGCTTTCGAAAACAAACCCTTCGCCACATGGAAACGGGCCATGATATCAACAGGAGATAATAATCAAAAATCACTCCGATGCGAGGGGGTAGTCCACAAGTTCTTTGAGTTTGAATTCTTTGAGAAAATGCCAGTGATAGTTATGACCAATTGTCAACACAACGAAGTCAATAGTTTTCACCAACGTTATCTCAAAGAAACCGGCGAGTTTGAATATAACAAGTTAGACGATGACCTGGTAGAAAGTATAATAGAAGAACTGGCCAAGAAACTGCGGCCTCATTTTGATGGACCAATCACCATAAATCAATTTCTTGAAGATAAGAAAGGCAGATTAGGGGTCAGGTATAGTAAAGCATACAATGACCTATTCAGTAACAGGAGGGGTCTCAGGGAGATCTCTAGGATGACTGCCTTTATTAAGAAAGAGAAATACAATGACAAAACGAAGTCTCCAAGGTTCATAATGGGAAGGGACCCTAGGTTTAATTTACTCTATGGTCTCTATACCACACCGATGGAACATGCTTTTACAAAACTGGAACAGGTAGCTAAGGGAAAAAATTTTCTTGAACGGGGAAAACAATTCAAAAATCTGGTTGGCGGATGGTATTTAGAGAACGACTTTTCAAAATTTGAGGGGTCACAAAGGATTGAAATACTATCTTATGAGCTTAGATTATTTGAAAAATTGTTATCCAAAGCAGATTTTAAGAATTTTAGGGCTGTCTGGTTAGAAAAGCTGAAAAAGAGAGGATACACATTGAATGGGATTAAATTTTCTTTTCAAGGTTGTAGAGGATCTGGAGACATGGACACGGGATTGGGAAATACATTATTGAATTATATTTCAATGAAATATTTCCTGATAAAGAACGGAGTGCCTAGTGAGAGATTTATGGTTGATGGTGATGATGGATTAGCTGGAGTACCGAGAGATAAAGATGATTACATTAACACGTTTTCAGATTTTGGTTTCGATGCTAAGTTGATACTCAAGAAAGATTACCACGATGTGGATTTTTGCAGCTCAAAGTTTATACAAATTCAGCATGGCGTGTACTATCAAGTACAAAACTTAGATAAGCTACTTACCAATATTGGTACTGTACTGGACGAAAAGTTCGCAAGCTCAGCCGCTGAATATTATGCTTCACTTGGTTACATGTACCAGGTTGTGTATAAACAAATCCCAGTATACCAACAACTAGGAGATTATTTGAGGAGGTTCCATGACGGAAAACATTATGTTTCACCCAACATCATGACA